AAGACCTAATCCTTTTTGCTGTGCAATAAGAACCATTGGCTTGTGTAATACATAATGTGTATCAGTTTCTTCTTCTAAACGTCCTACGATTTCTTCGCCTGACGCAAGTTTAAAGGAGACATTATCTCCTACTTTGTATGGTGTTTCAATTAACATATTATTATCCTAGTGAGTGTCCAGTACCGTTATAACCTGTGTCTTCAACATACTTGAGTAATTCGTTGTATCCACCGATCTTTTCTTCACGTACTGTAATTTGTGGAAATGTTCGTGCTGTTGGGAACTTTTCAAAAAGTTGTTCGCGAGTAAAGTCTACGTCTAATTGTTTATAGACAAATTCAAACTGATTCGTTTCACAAAACTTCTTAGCCCTGTCACAGAACGGACAAGCTGGTTTTCCGTATATTTCTATCATGTGTTATCCTACGTAAATAGTTTCTTTCTTTTTATTAGTTACCTTAACCATGATAGCACCAGCGTTCTTCTTGGATATCGCCGCATTGATAGCAGTGGCTTCAGTACCGTATGTACCGTACGTTGTCCACGCTTCGAATGGGGAATGTCTTCTAAATTGAACTCTGAACATACTATTACTTATCTAAAGTTGGAAACCTTCGAATGTCTTTTCATCAACATCTTGCTTAACTCCGCCGATAATATAACTTTCGATTTCAGTTTCCTGTGGTGCAACTTGTAGCCCTGAGCTACTTAACCAATGTTGTGTCCACGGTAAAGGATTTGTTGTCAAAGGACGATCATATATTGGATCCATGCCTAATGCTTTAAGTCTTTTGTTAGCAATAAATTCTACGTATGCATGTAGTAAGTTTGCATTAAGTCCTACAATAGAACCTTTTTCAAACAAGTAATCTGCCCAACGCTTTTCTTCCTCAACACAAGTACGCCACATTTCATATGATTCTTCTTTACATTCTTTTGCAATTTTAACAAAGTCTGGATCGTCGTCTCCTTTTGCCCAATGCTTTAGAATGTGTGTAGATAAATTTAAGTGTGTTGCTTCGTCACGAGCAATAAGAGAAATAATCTTTGCAGACCCTTCCATCTTCTTTAATTCGCCAAATGCAAATGTACATGCAAACGAAACATAAAAACGTAAACCTTCTAAGATATTTACTACCATCATTGCTTTATACAATTGCTTTTTAACTTCGTACATGCTACCTTTACCTTTGTACATGTAATCTGTTACAACTTTATGAAACTTATCGTATTCTGCAGATACACTTTCTGCTCTTGCAATAATTTGCTCATCATCTAAAATAGTATCAAACACTTCTGCTGGGTCAGCATATACATTTTTTACAATGTGTGTATAAGAACGACTGTGGATAGTTTCTTGGAAGTCCCATGCTACAATACAACTTTCTAATTCTGGATTAGAACAGTAAGGTAAAAAGTTTAAACAAGGTCCACGTCCTTGTACACTATCAAGCAGGGTTTGATATTTTAAGTTTGATGTAAAGATATGTTTCTGTGCATCTGTAAATTCTGCATAGTCACCTCTATCTTTCTGTAAGGAGACTTCTTCAGGTCTCCAAAAATAACCTAACATAGTTTGGTTAAGTTTGTCATACTCCGGATAACGGAATACGTCATAACGTTGAGTGTTTTGATCTTCACCAAAGAACATATACTGCTTTGTGAAGTCTACTTTATTACGATTAAAAACTGTCTTTGTCACTGTGTGTGGTTCCTCTTTTATATATTACACGCTTCGCATTCTTCACCTTCAACTTCTTCTACTGGTTGTAGATCACCGTTCATGTGTGAATGTCCATTCATTTCAACTTCTGGTTCTTGTACTTCGTCATCACCTTTAAAGTCATAAGTGTTTTGATAATAACTTGTCTTCCAACCTAACTTATAAGTTGTCAACATGTCTTTCATCATTACGCTCAACGGAACTTCGTTGTTCTCGAATTGCGTAGGGTTGTATGACCAATTACCACTAATGGATTGATCAAAGAATTTTTGCATCACTGCTACAATGTTGATATACCCATCATTGCTTGGCATATCCCAAAGTAAAGTATAGAAGTTCTTTAGTTGACTATACTGCGGAACAACTTGTTTAAGAGGCCCTTTTTTACTCTTCTTAACGGACAAGTATCCTCTAGGTGGTTCAATTCCGTTTGTTGCGTTCGACACAACGGAACTGCTCTCCGAAGGCATTTGTGCGGACAATGTGCTGTGCCTAAGACCGTGTAATTTGATGTCCTTGCGTAAAGAATCCCAATCATACTGTAATTTTGTTTTTACAACTCCGTCTATATCTTTCTTATATGTGTCAATTGGCAATATGCCGTCTGCATATTTAGTACGATCGAAGTATTCACATGCTCCACGTTCTTCAGCAAGTTCATTACTTGCAACTAACAAGTAGTATTGAAACGCTTCTGTAAGCTCGTGTACTAATGTCCATGCTTTAGGATCATCGTACTTAACTTTGTTCTTTGCAAGATAGTGTGCAAGTCCAATATAGCCTACTCCTAATGAGCGTCTGGCTTTTGTACTAATCTCTGCTGCCTTGACTGGATAACCTTGATAATCAATAATTTCTTCTAATGCTCTAACAGCAAGATCACATAGTGGCTCAAGCTCTTCTAGTTTATTAATTAAACCTACATTGATAGCACTTAAAATACATAATGCAATTTCACCTTCTTCATCATCAATGTGTTGAATTGGTTTAGTTGGTAGTGTAATCTCTTGACACAAGTTACTCATGTATACAGGATCTTTAAAAGAGCTGTGTGAGTTACTATGGTCAACATTCATAATATAGATACGTCCTGTTTCAGCACGTTCTTTTAACATGTTACCAAACAGTTCTTTTGCACTTACTGTTTTCTTCCTAATAGATGTTTTGCGTTCTGCTTTCTCATATACATCTTTGAATAAATCGTTATCGCCTGAGTAGAAAGCATCATATACTTCTGGTACTTCATGTGGCGAGAAAAGAGTTATGTCTTGACCGGTCAACAACCTTTCATAAAACAGTTTGTTAATCTGAATAGAATAATCTAGTCTACGTACACGATTGTCTTCAGTACCTTTATTGTTTTTCAACACAAGGATGTCATCAATCTCGTAATGCCAAATAGGAAAATGGGTTGTTGCTGAACCACCACGTACACCATTTTGTGTACAACTTCTTACTGTGGATTCGTACACTTTTAGAAACGGGATAACACCAGTGTGTGCTACTTCTCCGCCCCTGATCTTCGAGTTAATCGCTCTCGTACGACCCGAGTTAATGCCGATGCCTGCTCGCTGAGCAATATAATAACCAATAGCGGAGTTGCTGCTAAAAATACTAGACAAAGTATCGTCAACATCAACCAATACACAACTAGCAAACTGACGGATTGGAGTACGAACTCCAGCCATGACTGGGGTTGGGATATTGATTTTAAAAAGGGAGGTCGCGTCATAATATTTCTTTACATAATTTAATCTTGTGTCTTTAGGATAGTTTGCAAACAATGTTGCCGCAATCATCATATACATGAACTGCGGAGTTTCATAGATGTCACCATTACTTCTGTCCTGACACAAATACTTATCCACAACTTGACGAAGACCTGCATAAGTAAATTCTTCATTACGGTCATGCTTTAACCAAGTGTTCATTTTCTTTAGTTCAGTATCAGTATATTGATCTTTAATTGCACTATCATAGACTCCACGCTCTATGTTGCGATCAATTATAGTATTGAGAGAATCATGTTCATACTTTGTATATACTTTTTTATGTAGTCCATACAACAATAATCTTGCTGCTGCATATTGATAATTAGGATTTTCTAACGATATAAGATCGTTCGCGCTCTTAATTAATATTTCTTGGATTTCTTCTGATGTCATGCCGTCATAAAACTGTAAATCAGCGTTCATCTCGATCTGCGAACTACTCACTCCAGCAAGACCAGCACAAGCTTCTTCAACAACAAAGTGCATTTTATCTAAATCTAAAATCTCTTTGCTACCGTTTCTTTTTGTGATGTATATATCTTTGCTCATTTCTCTCTCATTTTAATTTTGTGTACAGAGGTATTTAGTTTTAGTACCTGCGAATGCAGGATCTTAGTGGCTAAAATTTATACCAGTGAACGTTTTATAATACTTGTTTAATTGTACAGTCAGAATGTGTGTTGGACAAGAAGAAAATATATCTTTCTTAGCCATTTCTAACTAGACGCCGTATTGAATGTCGAACGACAGAGACCCTGTAGCACCTGTAGCAATAGGATTCTTGTAAGACAACACTACTGTATCAGTACCACTGTCTGTGTCATTGTCACGTAAAGCGGCTGAAAACTCAAAACCAGTCATTACAACACCACCCACTGAAGCAGTAGTAGTGTCGGAATATTCGTAATTATCTGACAAAGATAATTTTGAGATGTCATCACCAATTGTGATTTGAACAAATCCTCTTCGAACATGGTTAGCAAGTCTTAGTGTGTAGTTAATTTTCATAAATGCGTTAAGTGCTGAGAAAACAGCAACAGGTCTAAAACTGTCAGTTGTATAAATCTCTGAATAGTTTTTGTCTGTGAAACTAGCAAAGTCTCCACCTTGCACTTCTGCAATGGCTGCTACAGTCTCTGTGTTCACGACACCTGCGTCTTGTTGTCTATCACTTGTACATTCACGGACTACGTTGTTTCTACTTTCACCAAACTCAACAATAGTTGATGTTGGATTTGCAGATGATCCTGTGTTGTTTCCACAACTTACAAAATCACATCTACTAATTTTTGTACCGTATCCATAGTTTGCATAGAATGCTTGTTTGGCAATTTCAGTAAAGTTACAGTCATTAATAATCCAGTTGTTACCTTGCCCTGTTACTCCTGCAATGTAAATGGCTGTGTCATTAACGTTAAAGTCACTGTTTGTAATTTCAACTTTAGTTGCTGTGTTTACTGTTTGGTTGCACTTTATACTGATGGAGTTATCTTTGAACTTACATTGTTTAATTTTAACTGCGTCTACTTTAAGACCTGCTAAATCGTTGTTCCATATTACAGATGCACTCTCTGTAGCATAGTTTGAAACTGGTGCACCTAAGCTATATTCTCCATCGAATATAATTCCTTCTAGCTCTATATCTTTTGCTCCTGTAAGAACAAGTGAACCTGAAGAACGTTTAATAGTAAGGTTACTAATGTGTATGTTCGTTGGACGGTCGCTACTTGTAAATGATGCTAAAGAAGTTCCTTGTGAACTAATGAGCTGTATGTTTCTTGTGTCTAAGTTTAGTATTGCACCCTCTGCTGTTTCACCTCTAATGATTGCGTTACTAGGAACATCAAGCTCACCAGTAAACAAGTATTCACCATTAGGTATAACTAATACTTTTTTAAAGTCGGGGTCTGCATTTCTAAATAGTTCAGTAAAAGCATTTTCAAATGCAGTTACGTTATCAGTTGAACCGTCACCTACTGCTCCAAAGTCTGCAACACTAACTTCCATCTCATCAATCTTACCTAATAGTGTACGTGATTGACTTTGTGTAATTGAAGGATTATCTGATGCAAATTTATAGCTAGATGCTAGTTCTAAAATATTATCATGTTCGGTTAATACTTTTGTATTACCTACGTAAGGAGCACCTTCTGTAGTTGATCCATTACCAATATACAGTTCTTGTGTGTCTACTGCCCATGCTAATTCTGCTGAACTTAATTGCGGTACACCACTAGAAGAGTTCTTTTTACCTCTTCTGATCTGAATCTTTGATATTTGAACTACAGCCACTTATTTGCTCCTGAAATTGTTATTAGTATTTATGTCAATCAGTTCGCAAGTAGGGATAGCTTGTGTAACCTTGCTACAATTGCTTGTATAGCACTATTATGCTTTTGATGCGTAGTATTCTTCTACTTTAGAAAGCCACTTGTCTTGATATTCGTTCCAAGTATCTGGAGTAACATCGAACTGTTGATACTGTAAGTCTCTGCTACACATAAAAATGTGTCCTTCACGTATATCAGTACCATATACTTCATTATGTGCCATTGCATAGGCTACTAACTGTAGATAGTAATCTTCAACCCATTCTGCTTTCTTAGGTTTGTTAGTTTGCTTATGGTCCATAATAGCAGGTTTGCCCTTGAACACACCACATAAGTCTGTTGTGCCTGAATATAAACCTGGAAAGTATAATGCTTGTTCTATTGACCATATTTCATCTACATGTTTTAAACCATTTTCAATGATAACGTCTGCCATCTTGTTTGCTTGTACATGCACAGGATTATTACCCGGTTGTCGTTGTTCGCCTACAACATACCTTTCTAAGTTGTTGTGCATTGCAGTACCAACTCCGGCTGCTTCAGTTGTGATGCGTTTTGCATTTGCTTCACCAACTCGTTTGCGCCATTCAATAAGGTGAGTCATATCTTTAGTCGAACTAAGAATAGTTGTTACACTTGGTAACTTCTCATCGTCTGGAGTTAGGTAAACACGTTTGCGTGTTACAGGATCATTGATCTGTTTTAACGATTTATATTCAAAACGTTCAACGAAAGGTGGCGGTGTCATTTCTATAGTTTCATGAGTCATACTGTATATAGTACTACCTTTTTAGTATTTTGTCAAGTGTGGATTATGTTTCTTGGGATAATTGCTGTGGTGCTGCACTTGCTGCCGTTTGATCTACAGCGTCTTGACTGCTTTGATCACTTTGTGGGGATTGTGGATCTGCGTCCGGTGCACCTGGTACATCCAATTCAATTCCGTCTGCGTTAAAGTTCTTTACAAGACTTTGGATTGCAGGACTGCTGTCGTAAATTGCTTTGAACGTTTCGTAGTCTGCTGCTAATTGGATTTTATTTTTTAAT